ATATGCAGAAAAAGATGCCGAGATAACTTTAGAGTTATGGCAAGAACTTAAGAAAGAAATAGATCACCAAGATATTAATTCAATAATGAATATGGAAACAGAATTATTTCCATGTTTAGTTGATATGAGATTTAAAGGCGTTCGCGTCGATGTGGAAGCAGCGCATAAATTGAAAACCAAATTGCTTGAAGAAGAAAAACAATCATTAATGAAAGTAAAAAAAGAAACAGGAATAGATGTCCAAATATGGGCAGCAAGATCCATTGCACAAGTTTTTGATAAGCTTTCTTTAGCTTATGATAGAACTGAAAAAACATCTGCTCCTTCTTTTACTAAAAATTTTTTAGTGAATCACCCCCACCCACTAGTGAAACACATTGCCCGGGCTCGTGAAATAAATAAAGCCCATACCACATTTATTGATACCATATTGAAACATTCCTACAAGGGAAGAATTCATGCAGAAATTAACCAACTAAGAGGAGATAATGGTGGAACAGTAACCGGAAGATTTAGTTATTCGAATCCAAATCTCCAGCAAATACCAGCTAGGCACAAGGAACTTGGACCAGCTATTAGGTCCTTATTTTTGCCGGAGGAAGGCCATACATGGGGTTGTTTTGACTATTCTCAGCAAGAGCCTAGGTTGGTAGTGCATTATGTAACTATAAATCTTGGTCTGTTCTATGGTATGGGAAAAAATAAATTACAAGCAGAACTAGGAGTGAGCAAAGATAAAGCTGATGATTTATTTAGACAGTATCATAACAAAGTTCCTTTTGTTAAACAACTAATGGACAATGTTATGCAACGTGCTCAAGATTCTGGTAAGATTAGAACTCTACTTGGAAGACTTTGTAGATTTCATCTATGGGAACCAAATCAATTTGGTATTCATAAAGCGTTGCCACATGATAAAGCACTCATGGAACACGGACCAGGGATTAAAAGAGCTTATACTTACAAAGCTTTAAATAAATTAATTCAAGGATCAGCTGCTGACATGACAAAGAAAGCTATGATTGATTTACACAGAAATGGTATCATACCTCATATACAAATACACGATGAATTAGATATATCTGTTCAAGATAACATAGACGTAAGAGATATAATAGAGATAATGGAAAATGCAGTTTCCCTCGAAGTTCCTAATAAAGTAGACTATGAATCCGGACCAAATTGGGGTACAATAAAATAAAAATAGGAGAAAAACTATGGAACATTTAAAATCAATATGGGCATTAGCTAAAGCCAATAAGAAAATTTCTATTGGTGCAGTAGTGGTCATCATCATATTAATTAGCTTAATCAATTAACAATGTTTGATTCTCTAAAAGCCGATCAAGTCAGCTTCGGAGAACTAAAAACAAAACTTTTTTCATACGAGGAACTTGAAAGAATACTAAATCTAAGACCTTTTATGAGTGTAAACAGATTTAAAGTATGTAATTCTGTGGAAAAGTTTACATGGGCCAACAATATCTGGTCAACTGATAAATATTGTTGGCCTTCTGATGTAATTGAAAAATTGACCAAAGATCAGACCTGTTATATAACTGATTGTAGTAAAATAAATAAAAGAATTAATATTATAGCGCAACACTTAGAGAACAGATTTAAGAAAGCTGTTGATTGTCATATATATTTTTCTCTTAATAGAAAGGCAAATCATTTTAAAAAACATAAAGATAAAAGTCATAACTTAATTGTAGCATCAGAAGGTGTTATAAAGGTTAAAATTTTTTCTGAAACAGTGATTGAAAAAGTGTTAAAAACAGGAGAATATGTATTTATACCTGCCGATATTTATCATTATATAACACCCCAAACAGACAAAAGGATTAGTTGTAGCTTCCCAATAACTTTGATAGAAGGCATTTTAGAAAATCGCAAATGGATTACAATAACATGAGGATTAATTATGGCCTACCTGAATGCAAACATTCCTGTAACTTATTCACAAATAAGGAGAGAATATTTATATGATCTTAAAGAACATCATGGCGAAGTTGAAGACTGCATTATCTTTGGCATCACATCAATTACAGGGCGTCCTATACTCTTTCATGCAATCATGGAAAACGGTGCTGTATTTTATAGGCTACCGATTTCAGCTTTTATACAAAGAGGTTTTGACCCAAAGGAAGTACCTAGGCGTAGACTTGATGAACTGGAGCTATGGAATTGCTTTAGTTACTATCCTGCTGTTACTTCTTATGATATCTTAGACGGACAATCAGGTAAATTTTTTGGAAAAGATAAGAAATTACATCCAGGTGCATACCTTTTTACAGTTGACTGGGCGCACCCAGAGAGTAATATAGTAGATACAGATCATTCTGAAATATCGCACGAACATAAGTGCGCTCACATTCTCGCTCTAGAGGATGGAAATTATGCAGCACAACCTAACAATCGTATCCTTTGGGATATACCTTCATTCACAGTTAAGAATGAAGTACCTGACTGGAAGGTGCAAACTTCCGAGTGGAACGTGGAAGACACTCGTAAATGGAAAACAGAAGACACTGATAAATTCTTCTACAATATTGAGGAAAATAAAAATGATTAAAAAGTTGTGGAATAAATTTGTAAGCTGGCTTTTTGATTGGCAAAAAAAATGAGTAAGTGCGAGAGTTGTCATTGTAATTGCCACTGTAGTGGAAATTTACACAGTCATCATTATGATGGGGATTTGTGTGCTTGCGATAATTGTAAATGCGGTAAAAACAAAAGAACTTACACCTATGAAAAAGATCATGGGCATGATATATCTTACGAAAACGAAGTAAAATATGATTGAAAAATTAATGACAATGTTAGTTGGAATCTTACTAGCCCTAGCTGGTTGGAGTCTATCTAGAACTTTTGAACTCTCAACTATTCAAGCAGTACATGAAGATAAGGTACAGAAACTTGAAAGACATGTAGAAAAACTACAAGATAAAATGGATCAGATGATGGATTCAGATGAAGAAATTATGGAGCAACATAAAAAATTATTTGAAGCTTTAGAATCAAATCAACCCTCAACAGGATATAGTTATAACTAATGGCTAAACAACCACTCAATATCGGAGAAGAAGTCGCTGTGCAGATGCCGATGAAAACGGTTGCCAGTTTGATCGCCATGGTCGCGATCGGAACCTGGGCTTATTTCGGTATCATTGAGACTCAAAACAAAATTTTAACACAAGTAGAGTTAATGACAAAAGATTTAACTGAGAATACAGAGTTTAGAATCAAGTGGCCTCGGGGTCAACTTGGTTCGCTTCCTGCAGATTCCGAGCAATTCATGATGATCGAGGATCTTTACAAGACCACTGATAAGTTGAATGCACATATTGAGAATATGGCTTTAAATAAAGTTAATATAGAATTTTTAAGAAAACAAATGGACAAAGTTTTAGAAGATATAGAAAAACTTAAAGATGCTAATAGAGAAATACATTATAAAAATGGTAGTACAGGAGGCCAATTTTGATCGAGAGTGTGATAGCTTTGCTAATGTTCGTAAACGGAGAAATTAAGGAACACCGTATTCAAGACTCGATGGCCATGTGCTTACGCGGCAAGCGTCAGGCTGAGAGACAGTACAGTGAAACTGTGTCTTACAAATGCTGGAAGGGTAAGGGAAAAACTGAAATATACATGGGCGAAAAGTCTATAAAAGCAATAATCCTTGACTAAGAAAAAGAACCCAATAGCAAAGTTTTTAAGAGATAGACGTTACCGTCAACTTGTGATAAAGAATAAGAAAGCATATAATAGAAAAAAGAAACATGAACAAAAACAAATTTGGTCAATTAGAAATGTCAGCTCAAGTAACTAGTGGAGTCTGTCCTACCTGTACGGCAGAAAGTATGTTTGTTTCTCTTAGTCCTGATATATTCAGATGTGTAACATGTGGAGCAGATTGTAAACAACATATTAATGGTAAAATTAGTTATATGCCTCACGTTACAAAAAAAGACGATATTGTTATAAGACAGTTTGATGAGTAAAGCACCTAAGTGGGGAGTTAATACCTACCATAAACAAAAGCCTCGTAAACGGCCTGGAAGACATTCAAAAAACCCTAATAAAAAACAACGAAAAAAACCATATGTGGGTCAAGGTAGGGGTTGACAAATGTCCCTAGATATCCTATATAGGATATATGAAAGAAAAAGAAATAAATATAAAAGTAAGTAATATTACTGCCAAGCAATGGGGTAATTTATTAATTGAGCTTAATCTTGTAAAAGATACGTGGCGTCCTTATGGACCTATACTTAAATTAAAAGCTACTAGTCTAGATCGTATTATTAAATGGGGAAAAAAGAAACACGATGCAAAAGAAGATTGACGAGGTAGCTATTCTTTGGAATAAAACTAAAAATCCAAAGTATAAAGATTTATGGTATAAATTGATTAAGGAGTTTGCAAATGGCAAAGACATTAATAATACTAATATTACTGTTCGATGGAACGTTAGTAAAAGAGAGTTATGATCTGGCAAGACCAATGGAAGTACATGAATGTCTGATGTTAGCAGACGACCATAGAGAAGCTATTGCTACTTATAAAGAATTTGAAGATGCCATGCGTAATGGATGGTATTTAAATGATGGCAGAGGCACCTGGCAAGGTGTTATTTGTGAATAGATTTTTGGAGTTGACCTGTTAGTAGGCGTACATGTAATGCTTCGCGCTAGCCTCTGGACGTTAGCAACGACCTGAAAAATAAATAAGTAGGGTAGCAACCAAAGCAGGATGGGTAACCACCGAGTTCTCAAGGCCAGAGAGGTGGGCCCATATATGAATTTTATAACATATATGAATTTTTTAATAAGTATATCTTTAATATTAGTAATTTATCTATTTATAATTCTACTTTTATTAATGTGGAATAACGAATAACCTATTCCAAAGGGAAAAAGGAATAGGCTAATTGTGGTGAGAATGTGTTCTTATCACATTTCTGCCACAAAATCAAGTTTCTGCTATTTCTTTGCACATAAATGTAATAGATATCTGATGTTTATTAACTTCTTCTGGACCAATTTGTTTTAATTTTCTAGCAGCTTCTTCATAGCCGGCAATACTACAACTGTACGGATTATTAAAAGTAACAGGCCACTCATAGCCAGGGAGACAGGTCCCTGTCTTCATTGAACACATAAATAAAATTAAAATTATTTTCATCTTGACATTCTCTTCCTGCTATCCTATATAGTCATTATTAATAAATGAAAGGAAATATGACAGACACAACCAAATATAGAAATGTCTCTCTTACCCACCAAACATACAAGGGAGGACATCTTTTATCAACAAAAATGTTTAATGGTTTACAGGTTTCTATGTCTCAGTTGATTGAATCTTTAATATCACAAAAGATCAAAGAACTAGGATTAGAATCTAAATTAGAAGCCTACGATCAGCCTAAGAAGATAAAACATAGAAAGAAAAAGAAGAATGATAAAACTAAAAAAACAAAGAGTCCATAAAGCTATTTGTGAAACATGTAAAGGGAATGGCTACATTAAACTAGTAGATCCAGAAGACCCTAAAGAAATAAACGTTTACCAATGCTGGGAATGTGATTCGGAAGGAGAATTTTATGTATATGAACCTAAAGGTATTGCAGGCGATGATGCTGATTACGATGGTCGTAATACTGACAAGTTCTTGCACTAGCAACAGAGGAGACTATAATCCAATGACTACTATAGTCAGATTAATGTATGGAACCAAATAACAAAATTAACAGTTGGGGTCAGTCTACTTCCAATCGAGGTTTAATCAGCCTTTCTACCATCGGTCGACTGTCGCCCCTTATAATTAATCGCCGATGGTAGAGAAATGATAACTGAAACAGCTTACATCGCAGGATTATTTGATGGCGAAGGATGTGTAACTTATTCTAAGACGCCTAAAAAAAGGAAAGGTAAAAAGAAAGATTATAAAACTTGGAATATTAGAATGGAAATATCTATGACTGATGAATCAGTTATTAGATGGGTTCATGAAGTATTAAAAGTAGGGACTGTATCTATACGTAAGCCAACTAAATCTTGGACTGGTAAAAAAACACAATGGCGTTGGCGTTGTAGTTATAGAGATGCTTACTACGTTGCTAAACTTATCTGGCCCTTTTCACAAACAAAGTTGCATAAGATAGAACAAATTATAGATCATTATAATCCAGAATATACAGATTTAAAAAATGTTGTACGTTTGGAGGATTATAGAAATGGATAATTTTTTCTTTATAGTATTTGCGTCCTTTACAATAATGATATTTTTAAGTTTATATATGCTATTTACTCTATGAAAAATAAATATTATATAACCTATTACTCAAAATCGGATGGTAAAAGAGTTAAACGTCCTTATAATCCACATCATGAAATGCAACATGAGTTTATTGCTGGCTCAGGTAATCTTTGTAAAAGATATTGGGACGAGAGTAAAGAAGGATTGCGCACGGCTAACGCACCATGGACCATCACGGTTAGAAAATGATTCAAACCAGTTTCTTTCCGGAGAAGGAGGAGCCTTCTTTAAATCATTCTTTTTTGGCTCCAGTAAAAGTAGAAATTCTTATTCCGGAACGAAAAATTAAACCAGATACTTATTTAATTTATCCAACAGGAGGCTATCATCATTTTTATGGTACTCCAACTCCAGGTCATCCAAGATATCAACAAGCAATTTGGCCCCATGTTAAAAGAGTGAAATATGAACTTAATAAATGGCAAACTAAACATAAACAAGTAAACGTATTTATGGATAAAGACTATGCATTTGTTTCTCTTCTTTCTAGTAGAAAAGGTAAGAGATTAAATCGCAAAAAGGAAGAACCCATGCTTTTGAAACTTACTTTTCATAGATTAGTCGCTCTTGCCTTTATTCCTAATCCAGAAAATAAACCCCTTGTGATGCATAAAAATGATGATACAACTAATTATCTAATAGAGAATCTCAAATGGGGAACTCCATCAGAAAATATGAAAGGAAAAATAAGTTCACGTCCGGATACTTTACAACAAAAATATTTACATTATTTAAATAGAGGCATAGCAAAAGGATGAATAAACAAAGAGAAAAGGGCCGTAAATGGGATGGTAAATCTAGACCTTCTAATAACCTATATAAAAAAAATTATGATGAAATTTTTAAAAAAAATAATGAACCTAAAAATAGATTGGAACAAATGGAAAAACTTAAACACGATCCAGTAGTAGATTAGAATGAAAATACTAGCAATTAACTGTAGCCATAATGCTTCTATTACTTTTTTGGAGGATGGTATTATTAAATTCTTCTTAGAAGAAGATAGACTTTCACGCGTGAAGAAAGACACACGGATCACGAATCTTTGTAGATTCGTTGCCGGCAGTCATTTTGATATGGTAACTTATACTCATGCAACCATTCCAGTAAATCAAAAAGCTTTCTATAAAAATATGGTCGAGACTCACTTGAAGGATAATAATATAACTTATGATAATTTAATTGAATTTGACAAACATCATTTAACACATGCCTTTGCTGCTCACTATAATGCCGGGTATGATGAATCTATTTCTCTTGTTATAGACAATGGTGGTTTAGAACTCCAAGTAGATGGTAAGGAATTGGGAGAAGAAATACTTACCATTGTTAAAATGAGTAAGGATCATCCACCTCAACAAGTATTTAAGATATGTAGAAATGAAGAAGGTAAAACATTTAAGCCTCGAAAAGATATGGAATTATACAGCGTTGATACTCTAAGCCCTGCCGGAATGTATAATCTCCTTGCTAAAATATATAAAGCTAATGAAGCAGGTAGTATTATGGGTTTAAGTTGCTATGGAAAAGATCCTAAAAGTATTCCGGACTACCCTTTTATAATGGAAAAAGATATTTTTAGAAGTGTTATTCCGTGGCTTTATCGGGCTATTAGTTTGCCAGATAAATATATCAAACATGATGTTTGTCGAGGTTTACAAAAAACATCTGAAAATATTGTAAAACATTATTTTAATAAAATAAAAAAAGAATTTCCTAACATTCCTATTTGTGTCAGTGGTGGATTCTTTCAAAATTGTGTAGCTAATTATGCATTATTGCAAAGTGGTTATGAATTCTTTGTAGATCCAGTTGCTCATGACGGTGGTACTTCTATAGGTTTAGCACAACATATGTATTATGTAACAACAGGAAAAAAACCAGAGCCTTATAAAAATCTCTACCTAGGACCTACTTATGATTTTGATATAGAAGAAGTAAAAAAATTAACTAAAGGAAACGTATTACAATTAGAATATAAAACAATTACTGCTAGTGAAGTTGCAACCATTCTAGCTCAACAAAAAGCTGTTGCTATCTTTCAAGGAAATTGTGAAGCAGGCCCTAGAGCTTTAGGGAATCGTTCGTTACTCTTTGATCCAAGAGATCCATTAGCTAAAGAGAAAGTAAATTTAATTAAGAATAGAGAATGGTTTAGACCTTATGCTGGAACCATTTTATTTGAACATAAGGATCAATGGTTGAATTTATATAATAAAAAACACACTCCCTTTATGTCTTACGCCTTAGAAGTCTTAGTTAATAAAAGAAAAATAATACCAGGTATTACTCATATTGATAATACATGTAGAGCCCAGACTTTAAAAAAAGAAGAAAATATTAATTTTTATGAGTTAATTGAAGAATTTTATAAAATTACAGGAGTACCTATTCTCCTAAATACTTCACTCAACCAAGCTGGACAGCCTTTAATCTATAAATTAGATGATGCTCTAGATTTAATGAGATATACTCCATGTGATTATTTATATTTACCGGAGAAAAAAACTATGATATATAAAAACATACAATGAGAAAGGAATTAAATGTCTCAAAATCTTGAAATGGAAAGTCAAACCAAAGATGTGGAGTTTGGCGAAAAACAATATAAACAAAAAATAAAATATGATGAGAAAACTGGAGATAGAAATTTTTTAAAACCTTCTAAAGAACCTCAAATACCTGTGTTTGTATACAATTGGGGACCTTGTGTTATAAAAACTAAAATTAAAGATAACTTTATGCAAATGCTTCAAGAGCAAATAAAGAAAAATCATAAAGATTATTCACATAAACTAGCCGGTCAATTAAAGACTCAAATTGGGTTTGATCAAAAAAGTAAAGATATTATATCTCCTGAACTGGCTAAATATCTTGGAGCTTATGATCAAATGTATCAACGTTATCAAAATAAACCTTATGATAAGGAACCTAGATATGCTTTAACTTCTCTCTGGTGTAACTATCAACACGCAGGGGATTTTCAGCCTCCTCATGACCACGATGGAGCTTTATCTTTTGTAATTTATTTAGATATACCTCAGACCTTAATAGATGAGAATAAAGCTTATAGAGCGACAGGAGGACGAAGTATGGGCCCGGGTGCTATCTCTTTTCACTATGGCGACGGCAACAGACAATCTATAACTAATATGTCAGAATTTCCTAGCACTGGAGATATGTTTATCTTTCCAGCGTGGCTAAAACATTGGGTCTTTCCTTTTAAAAGTGATTCAGTAAGAATTTCCATGTCCGGGAACATTCACTCCCATGTTAATATTAATATGTTAAAACCAAATGTAAAAGTAGTTATGGATGATGGAGAATGATTTCAAAATATCATCATCTATATTCACATGGATTTATTTGGGGTTTTCTCGATAATATTGATAACGACAGTTTAAGTAAACTTTGTATAGAAAGTTATAAGAAACGAGGCCATGCCAATAAAAATCATATTCATTATGAAGATTCTATTATTCCTCTGAATGACGAAATTAAAAAAATAATTTCTCAATTGAGTGATGCTTATTTTAATATATTTAATAAGAGACTGAAACTTCAAAAAAAAGAAGGAGTCTGGAGTCATTGGTGCCAGGTGCATTATAAACATGAGTCTTCTCATATTCACGATCATTGGGGAGTACCACACGAGGGAGGGTATCCGGATGTATCTGCTGTATATTATCCGAAGGCTCCGGAAAATTCAGGAGACTTAAGTTTAAGATATAAAAAACATGAATTTGATAGAAGTCAATGGGACTTCACTCCTCAAGAAAGTAAATTTATTATTTTTGATGCGACGCTACCACATTTGGTTTATCCGAACTTGGTTGACGAACCACGGATCTCAATTGCTTTTAATATGATGAAAACAGATGATGGAAAATAAAGATATAAAAGAATTTCACGAATTAGATAGACTAAAAAAGATAAAAAAGTCTAATAAATACAAGTATATAGAAGGAAAACAACTTACCGATGAAGAGTCGGGAAATCGAATTTATGACATCTTAGGTAGTAGACTTCCGAGCGTAACTACGATATTAGGGCGTACAAAAAATCAACAATTTATAAAGAATTGGAAGGCCAAAGTTGGAGAAGCAGAAGCAGAACGAATCAAGAATTTATCTAGTAGGCGCGGAACTGCCATGCATAAGTTCATCGAGTCTCATGTCCAAGGAATTGGCTATGATGATCTTACAGGGATTGGACAAGAGGCGAAAGCCATGGCCCAAAAAATTATTGACGTGGGTCTTACGCCTGTGGAAGAAGTCTATGGTTCAGAAATTATGTTACACTATCCTGGGTTATATGCTGGGAGTACTGACTTGGTTTGTATGCACAATGGTCTGGAAACTATTGTAGATTTTAAACAGAGTAATAGACCTAAGAAAGAAGAATGGATTGAAGATTATTATCTGCAAATCGCAGCGTATGCTATGGCTCATGACTATTATTATAAAAGTAATATTCGTCAGGGTGTTATTATGATCTGCACACCGGATTTATATTATCAGGAGTTTAAGATAGCTGATAGTACTTTAAGAGAATGGAAACATAAATTTTTAAAAAGATTAGATGAGTATAATGAAATAATGAATGGGGAGAAGTTAAAAGATTTTGATGTTGAAGGCTTTAAAGCTCAGTTTGAAAAGAAGAAAGATGGAAACAAAGATCATTGACAATTTTATAAAGGATAGAGATTTATTTAGTTTTCTTAAAAAATATTTTCTATTTAAACAACCTCATTATTATGGTCATGGTAGCTTTCCTATTTCTTTTGATGAAAAAGATCAAAGTTCTTGGAGTAAATGTTTTTATGATTCTCCTCTTAGTTTAGAAAATCCATTAAATTTTTTCTTAGCGAGAAAGATGTGTATTCAATGGAAAGAAAAATGTGAGATAAAAGAGTTTTATATTAATGTCCAACATGTGGGGATGGATGGAGAATTTCATGTGGATAAGTCTGATGTAACTGGAGTATTGATGATTCGAGGTAAGGGAGACTTTGAGCTCAAGGATGGTGGGAAAATAGAATTTGTGGAAAATAGACTTATCTTGTTTGATTCTCATATATTACACAGGGGCCATGCACCACGGCACAGGGATCACAGCCCACGGATCACGGTGGCCATTAAGATGAATAGTGATAAAAATGAGTCTTAAATATGGCAGAAATAAGGCATTATGACAGATTACTATAGGTATGTAAAAAAAAATAAATTTTTAAAAAAAAACTACTCTAAAAAAAGTGTCTTTTTGTACAAATGGCTTAGAAGTGTTGGTATACAACAATAATGATTGCCATTTCATGCAAATAAAAAGTGTCATGTGACAGAAAATAATGTCACATTACAGAATATTACAGATTGCCCGCGCGCGAGGCAATTCGTTTTCATCTTAATTTCATTTTTTTTTACATACATATACAGATTTTGAGGGTATAAGATAGGATGCCTAGGAAAAGAAGAAAAGCTATTGCCTCAATTGGAACTCCCGATATACCTTATCCAAAAGTTCGAGTGGAGTGGATCGACTGTGTGAGCGACTCGGGCTGGGCGAGTGATAAGGAATTTGATAGAATGAAGTTTGCTAGACCTATAAATGAAGGTTGGCTTTATTCTAAAGATGACAAATCAATTAAGTTATTTGCTTCTTATGACAGGGAAGATGATGGTAGTTTTAGTTTTGGGGATAGAACTATGATACCCAGAGCTTGGGTGAAAAGGATACAGAGAATATAATTTTTAAATGATACAGGATTTTTTTCCTACTCCAGTCTATTCTGAGTATTTAAACTTAGATGTCAAAGATATTGCTCAGTATTGTTTAGAAATGAAAAGCAATACTAAGAGTGTACAAATCAGTAACGTAGGTGGATGGCAGTCTCCAGGTCTTACAGGAGAACATTTACTTTTGAATAATTTATTTAAATCTATTCTAGATGCAGCTGAAATTTATAGAGATGCTATTGATTATAAACATCCATTAAGTATTAAAAATATATGGATAAATATTAATGGTTATAAAGATTATAATATTGAGCATATACACACTACTGTAGCTTCTGGTGTTTTTTATGTTAAAGCTCAAAGTGGGGACTTAGTATTAAAACATCCAGCTAGGGATTTAATTGATCAGAATTGGATGTCAGCTGATTTGCAGAAGTATACTTCATATAATTCTGCTGTATGGAGAATACCTCCGGAGCCTAATATGTTAATAATTTTTCCAGGCTGGTTGTCTCATCGTGTGGAATCAAATTTAGATAAGGAAGATAGAATATCTATCTCTTTTAATTTAGGTAGATGAAATCTTCTCCGGTTCCTCAACAGCTTCCCCTTCAACAGACTTCATGTTTAAAAGTGGAGCGTAGTCGTCTAAGATTTGTTTCATTTTTGCTTCTAGTTGTTCTTCTGTCAGTTCCTCTAGTTTACCTGTTTTTATTATTTTTCTATCTATATACAATCCTGCTGCTTTTCCCCTGTTGGCTTCAGCGTTTACAGCTGAGGAAAAACTTCCTTTTTTTAAAGCGGCTTCTCTCAGGCGAGCAAGTTCAGCAATATGGTTCTCATAAGTAACTTCGTGTTTCTTAATTCTTTCTTCTCTTAGCTCCCCAACATATTTAACTACTAATGGAGATAGTCTAGGATTCATTAATTCTGATCCTTCAACTCTACATCTTTTTTCTGAATAGCCTGCAAGTTTTGCAGCTTCCATTTGTGAGACTGGTCCATCAGGGCCTCCGAATACCATGTATTCAGCGAAGCGCTTCTGCATCTCAGTTAATCTTTTTGGAACTCCTACCATGTTTTTTTCCTATACTGTAGCCGATGATGAGACAAATGGCCATCACCGAGAGTATGGCTGTTAAATGCCATATTATAAAATTCATATTTGACAATTTAGGGTAACTATCCTATATTGTCAATATGAAAGATAATGATAAAGGAGCGTTAGATTTAACTTTTCTTATAGATAACCATAAGAGAGAGATTTGGGAATATAAACAAAGAGAATCTCAATGGATTAAAGATAAAAATCAATTAGATGGACACAAGAGAATTGTTGAAGAGCTGTCAGAGAAGATTATTAATTTGACAAAAGAGCGTATGGCAATTAATGACCGTCTTGCTGAGCAATATAATATTAATGATGGCCATAAAGAATTAAATGGTAAATTACAAAAACAGCTTAGTGAGGTAAGAGAGGACAATAAGAAGTTGGCAAAACAAATTGAAGATTTAAATAAGAGACTATCTTTGTTAAAAGTATTATGAGAGTTCAAGATTTTCAGCAGTTCCTTGGTCAGTTTACAAAAGGCTCTGACGCAATAAAAAATGCACAAGTATTTGTGGAAGTAAATGGTAAACTTGCATCAGTGAGACGTATGGAAGTGCATGAAAATTCTATTCCTATTGTTGGACACAAAGGTCATACAGCTCATAGATTAGTTATTAAAACAGAAAAACCATCAAGTATTATACTACCAGATAAGTTACAAAATGATTACTAAAGCATGTCATGGTTACCTTAATTAAGACATGGGCCCAGAGGCAAAATTTTACCAAAAAATCAGAAAAAATTCTAAGGGAATTATCTGGAATAGGATTGAAAACCTTAGCTCTTTGGGTACTCCTGATCTATTGGGGTATAATAGTTTTGGCACCTTTTTTACAGTAGAGCTTAAAGTAACAAAGAGTAAAAAGATTCGCTTCAGTCCCCATCAAATTGCCTTCCATAAACTACATCCAACTAAAACTTTTATCTTAGTCCAGGCCCTTGGTCCTGGACCCTCGAAACATGTTCACATGTTCCGTGGTTCACGAATAACGGAGCTTGCAGCTTGTGGCTTGACGCTTGATGCTTGCAGCTTGGGGCTTGAGGCTTCTATAAATTATTTGAAGAACCTGAACTAGGTTCTGGTTTAGTGTTGCTTGAGGCTTGCCGCTTGGAGCTTGAAGCTTGCGACTGTGATGACAGCTTTACCTGGTTCACCACCTGTGAGTCGCTTGAAGCTTGCAGCTTGAGGCCCGGACCAGGCGAACGTCTTCCAGCCGCCGTCGCGTCTCTTCGACTAATTGCCTGATCCAGATTATTACGTAGCTTGCGTAATTCTTTATAATACTTTGGATGTCTCCACATTTTAATGTTTACCGTATGATATATTTTTAATTGATTTTGTCCAGCAAGCTCTGCATTCTTTACATTTGCCACCCTGAGATGGGGCCGGGCATGTTGCATTCTTTGTTACAACTGTTGACGTGTTGGGCCAACAGCTGGGCTCTGGTCCGTCGATCTTAGATCCTGACAGCCTGATCACCAGGTTGCTTGGAACCTGTTCTGGATCTGGTAAGTATTTACGCTCTTGAGTTGGTAGCCAGTGATTAGTATCTGGTGTCTGTCTTACTACTTCTAAAATTTTGTTCATGTGCTCAACGCTTTGTACATCTCCGGCGTCGTGCCATCTAAACCACTTCTGGCGCTTCACCTGCGCCACCATGGCCATGACCCATGATTCATTCTTCAAGCTTGCCAGTCTGTAGTACTGAGCTTTTTTAATATCTGGATATCTTATATAATTGTTCTTCAAGGCATAACAGCCATAGCACGGCGTGCCCTTAACCTTCCTGAGCTTGGAGCCAGTCTGGCACTCCCATGCAGGGAGGCTGTAACTTAGGCCAGGCATCTTAGACGTTCTGGTCATTGAGCCAGTTATTTTTACGTCCTTCTATCTCTC